GACACCGCGAGTTCCGCCGCGACCATTCAAGCAGCGGTCGAGGCATGGCTTGCTATGGTCGTGTCGGCGCTGCCGAACATACTCATTTTCATGGTCGGCCCGATGGCGCCAGCCGGCCCTACGGCCGGCCTTATCGCGGGCCGCGATGGCAAAAAGGCCGCCGCCTTGAAATATCCACGGAACGTCGTGTTTATCGACAATCTCACCACCACCGATCCGTGGGTGACAGGTACCGGTAATTTCGGTGCGCCAAATGGCACTGGCAATTCGGACTGGGTCACGGGGGCCGATGGAACACACCCAACCCAAGATGGCCATGGGTTTATCGCATCACGTGTTGCCTCAGCAATCGCTGCCAACATCCCAGCACCTTAATTTCCTAATGCGCTAGAACCAGGAGCGAACGACAATGGCTGGCGTTCCAACCACCTACGCCGAACTGAAAACCTCCCTCCTGGCATGGATGGACGATGCGACGCTTACCGATCGTCTGGGCGAGATCATCGGCCTTACGGAGCGCCGTCTGTCGCGTAAGCTCAACACGCCGGAGATGGAGGCCAGCACCTCGCTGGCGATTGTAAACGGTTCTGCGGTCCTGCCCGTCGACTTCATGGAAATGCGGGCCGCATACATCGAATACGATAATTTCCGCACTGAACTGGCGTCGCTGAGTCCGGCCGATTTTAATCTGCATTACTCGACCGAGTATACTGGCCGCCCGACGCAATTCTCAGTCAGCGGCAGCAACATGATGCTCCGCCCGCTGCCGGATCTGACCTATTCGGTGTTCCTGATCTACAAGCAGATGCTTCCCGCGCTAAGCGATGGCAACCCGACGAATTGGCTCCTGACCAAGTGGCCCGACCTTTATATCGGATCGTGCATCGTCACTGCGGCGGCTTATGGTTTCGAGGATCAGCGCCTTCCATTGGTGAGCAGCAACGCGGAGGCTTTGATCGAAGAGGTGAACGAGGCCGGCCAGAAAGCGCGTCACACCTCGGGGCCGTTGGTGATGCGGGCTCCGGTGGGCGATAACTATTTGCGGCGCTGGTAGCCATGGCTCGCCAGATTTTCAGCGAGTTCCTGCCTGATCAACCAGCCCACCTCAATACGGGCTTGGTGACGTGCGATGGCGTCTTCCCGATCGCCAACGGATATGCGCCGCTCCCGCAATTCTCTGCGCCTCCCAATGGCACGCTAGCCGGTCCAGCATTGGGCGCTGCAGCCTATCGGGTCGGGGCAGACGTATTCCTGTTTGCGGCCACGGCGACCAATATCTACCGCTACAGCACGGCGGGCTACACCAGCGTCCAGAGCGGCATGACGACCAGCCAAGGTATCGGCATGCGGTTCGCGCCGTACAATACGCTGATGCTGGCTACCAACGGCACTGATCCGATCAAGAAATTCGATCCGACCAGTCCGGCGGCTTTCACCAATCTCGGCGGCACGCCCCCAACTGCCCGCTTTATTGCGGTGGTTGGTGGGTTTGTCGTGCTCGGCTATGCTGCCGGGGACAGCCTGCGCATCGCATGGTCCGACAATGGCATTCCCACGACGTGGACCCCTGGCACGGGGGAGGCGGGCTTCTATCAGATGCCGGCCGGCGGAGATATCACGGGCATTGTCGGCGGAGAATACGGCCTGATCTTTCAGGAAAACCGCATCCTCCGCATGGTCTACACCGCGGATGACACGATCTGGCAGTTTCAGGAGATCGCAACCGATGTCGGCTGTGTCGCACCGAACTCGATCGCGACATACGGCAAGACGACCTATTTCCTGTCCAATAAAGGCCTGATGTCGACCGATGGCGTAAGCGTTACCCCCATCGGGGCAGAGAAGGTCGACCGCACGTTCCTGGCGCTGCTCAGCCGGTCCTACATCGGCAACATGAGCGCGGTCGTGGACCCGAACAACTCGCTTTATATCGTCATGCTACCGTCTGCGGCGCCCCCAACCAAGGCGTACATCTACAACTATTTGCTCGGCAAATGGACCACGGCTTCCATCACGACCCAATTGCTGTTTTCGGCATTGTCGCAGGGCGTTTCGTTGGAGGATCTGGACGCGCTTTACGGCAATCTGGACCTGATCCCGCTTTCGCTTGACGACCCTTCGTTCCGTGGCGGCTATCCGCTGCTGTTGTTGTTTGACGGCACCAACCGGATTGGCTCGCTGTCCGGTCCGCCGATGCGCGCCACGTTCACGGACGCAAAGACCGAGATCGCGCAGGGCATGAAGGCCCGCATTCGCTCCGTTCGGCTCCTCAGTGATGCTCCGGCAGCCAATCTGACGATTGCCGGGTCGAACAACCTTGCCGATACGCCCGTATCGACCACCTACACGGTTCGCCAGCGGTCCGGCGTCTATAAAACAAGGGAAAATTGGGCTTACGCGCAATTCACTTGGGAAATCCCAGCGGGCACGGGTTATTCGTTCGCTCAGGGATTTGATTTAGATGCTGTCGCGGGGGGCAGGCCGTGATAAAACAGACGAGCCGGAATGACGCTGTAACGTCACCCGGCTCTGGCCACAACGAAAGAGGTAATTTCGCCATGGTTGCACGCGACATAGCACGGAGTCTTTCTGAGGATACCGCGAAGCGCCTTTGGGCAAAAATTGACAAGCGGACCCCGGAAGCATGTTGGGAATGGAAGGGCACTAAGAACCTCGGATACGGCAGGCTGAGCGTGGGCGGGCGGCCTATTAAGGCGACCCATCTGGTTCTGATCTTCGATGGCCGGCCGCGCGAAAATAACCTCTACGCGCTCCACTCCTGCGATAACCGGGCCTGCTGTAATCCGGCCCATCTTAGTTGGGGCACGCATCAGCAAAACATGGCCGAGCGTGATGAGCGGAATAAGTATGACCGTAACCCGCGCCGGGGAGAGGGGAAAAGTCAGGCGAAATTAACCGCGGCTAAGGTGAAGCTCATCCGACGAAGTGCCCTGCAGGGCACTCAGTTGGCAAAATTGCTTGGTGTGCACACGGCCACCATTAGCGACGTTCGTCGTGGAGTGACTTGGAGGCACGTTCGATGAGCCTGCCAACCTTACTCAAGGACGGCGAGCGCAACGACGCGGAATGGAAGCGCAAGGCGCGCGATGGCATCAACGCTGTAACGCGCCGAGTCATGTCTCAAGGCGCGAGCACGGAACGGCCCAAAGGTGCGGTTGCAGGCACCCAATATTACGATTTTACCCTGTCTAAGCCGATCTGGTTGGACGCGGCAGGCGTTTGGCGGGATGCGGCGGGGACGGCAGTGTGAGCGCTGATTGGGCCGAATATCTCAAGTGGCGGCCTGAATTCGTCGGCTTGCTCGACCCTGATTATTATACGCCAGAATGGCTAGACCAAGAGGTTTGGAGCGGCCGGGCACAAATTCTGGCTTGCGCTGATGCCGCTGCATTGGTCGAGGTGCGGACATATCCGACCGGGGCGAAGGATATTCATGGCTTATTGTGCTGTGGGAACCTTTCGTCTATAACTGGCTCACTGATACCGACGTGGCTAGCCCAAGGTCGATCAATCGGTGCAATAAGCGCCACTGTCGAAAGCCGCGCAGGCTGGGCAAGGGCTCTTAAACCACTTGGTTTCGATCCCTTCCAGACGGCAACGCGGAAAACCTTGTAATGGGCATCAGCTCCTCAAAAACCAAGACAAAGAGCACCCCCTACGCTCCGGCTGTAGGCGCTATCAACGCCGGCCTTACGTCCAGCCAAGACGTTTTCAATCAGAACCAGCCCATCCTCGCAAAGAATGCGGGCATGGCCCAGGACGCATTCCAGCAGCTTTCCAATAGTGGCGCTTTCCAGACAAGCCCCTATGTCGCCAACGCTCAGCAAGATGCCACCGCGATCAGCAACGGCGCTTTCCTGAACAACAATCCGGGCGCGGGCACCTATGCCAACATCCAGAATTCGACCAACCCATCGTTGGGCGCCCTAACCGGTCTCGCGAATAACCCACAGCAGAACCCCGCGCTGGCGTCTCTCAGCGGATTGGCGAACGGCCAAGGCAATAACCCTGCGACCGGCCTTTTGTCGGCTTTCGCCAATGGCGGGGGCGCCGGTAGTGATGTCCTGAACTCGATTGCGGGCGGCTCGTATAGCAACCCATCGGATGCCTATTCGTCGTCTGTGACCGGCGGCAAATACCTGAACAACCAGCCGTCGCAGGGCGTTTATGACAACCTCCTGAGTTCGGATTACCTCAAGGGCAATCCTTACATTGATCAGATCGTCGCACAGACAAACGCGGACGCCTCAAAGGCGGTCAACCAGCGCTTTGCCTCCGCAGGCCAGAGCATGGGCGTTTCTTCCGCACTCGGTGACGTGCTGTCGAATAATCTGGCGAAGAACGAAAACACGCTCCGCTACAACAATTACAACGATGCCTCGAACCGCCAGCTTGCGGCGGCGGGCCAGTCGGATAGCGTCTGGAGTGGCGAGCGCAATCGCATGCAGGACAGCAACTCGCTGATCTCCAGCAACTACAATACCGGACAGGCCAATCGCCTTTCCGCGGCAAATTCGCTGGCCTCCAATTCGCTGGGGGCCGCCGGTCAGCTTGGCTCACAGTTCAATCAGGGCCAGTCCAATCAGATCAGCGCCGCCGGCACGCTTGGCTCACTGTTCAACCAGGGCCAGCAAAATCAGGCCGCCGCCGCAAACTCGCTCGGCTCTCAGTTCAACCAGCAGCAGCAGACACAGCTTGCGGCGGGCACGCAAGCTGATGCTTCGCGCAACGCCTCGATCCAGCAGATCCTTGCGTCGCTGGGCCTCACCGGGCAGCTTTCCGATGCGCAATATGCTGGCGTCGACCCTGCGCTGAACGTGCTGCAGACGGCGTCCACGATCCCGTATGTCGGTCTCAACGCCTACGCCAACGCCATCAATGGGCTGGCAGGCGATTACGGCACCAAGACAACGACTGCTACGC